ACTCCTGGCGTCTTCGATCTTGACACCGACTCTAACGGTCGTTGGTCAGTTGAGAAGTTCAAGGGCCTTATGTTCCAGCTCGAGCGCGAAGCTAACCAAATTGCTAAGCAGACTCGTCGCGGTAAAGGCAACATCGTTATCTGTTCTTCAGACGTTGCGTCTGCTCTTCAGATGGCTGGTGTTCTTGATTACGCTCCGGCGCTTTACTCAAACAACCTGCAGGTCGATGACACTGGCAACACTTTCGCTGGTATCCTCAATGGTCGCCTGCGCGTCTACATCGATCCTTATGCGATCGGCGGTCAGTATCTGACTGTTGGCTATAAAGGTTCTTCTGCGTTCGACGCGGGCTTGTTCTACTGCCCATACGTTCCGCTGCAGATGGTCCGTGCGGTCGACCAGGACAGCTTCCAGCCAAAGATTGGTTTCAAAACTCGTTACGGAATGGTCGCCAATCCGTTTGCACAAGGTTTGACCCAAGGTTACGGCGCTCGCACTTTCGACACTAACGTGTACTATCGTCGCGTTATCGTCGACAACCTGATGTAAGAACCACATAAACAAGGTGGCAAATACCTTAGGGGCAGCTTCGGCTGCCCCTTTTTTATTATATAAATAGTAGTATGACAGCAATAGACAATACACCAGAAAACAAGAATTTTCTTAGTCCTCTTAACTTTAAGTTCATCTTAAAGAGAAGCCCGCATGTTAACTTCTTTCTACAGAAAGTTAACCTGCCAGAGATATCCTTGAAGAGTTCTGTTCAACCAAACCCATTCGCCAACATTAATTTGCCTGGTGATCACTTGGCGTATGGTCTGCTTAATGTCACATTTAAAGTTGACGAAGACCTACAGAACTACCTTGAGATCCACAACTGGATAAAGGCTCTTGGCAAGCCAGAAGACTTTGAAGGCCGTAGAGCCATTAGACAAAAACCATTAGAGTCTGGTGAAGGCGAGCAGTCGGATCTTACTCTTATGATCCTGACCAGTTCTAAGCATGCAAACTATGAAGTAGTATTTGCTGACGCTATGCCAATAACTCTTGGCGGTATGGAAGTCAATACTGTGGATACCGATGTCAATTACATAACTGCTTCAGCAACATTCAAGTATGATTACTACGATATCATAAAATCTTGATGTACAAAACTTGATTTTTGTGGTATAATATAATGTTATAATGTGATAAGGATGCATCATGAATGTAGATGAGATCTTCGAACTATGGGAAGCCGATAGCCAGATAGATAAGACTGAGCTCGGCGAAGAAGCCACAAAGATACCAAAGCTTCATCACAAGTACTATCAGATATTTCTCAAGGAACGCTTAGTCTTGCGTAAGTTTGAGAGTGATCTGAAGCAGCTTAAGCTGGATAAGTACGAGTTCTTTACGCAGGGACCTAATGAAGACACGCCTAAGGAGTGGCGTCTTCCACCTCGTGGTATGATACTTAAGGGCGACATTCCGATGTATATGGATGCCGACCAGGACGTGATAAATATGACGTTAAAGGTTGGACTACAGCAAGAGAAGGTCGACCTATTAGACTCAATCATTAAGACCATCATCAATAGAAACTTTATTATTCGCAATGCTATTGACTGGAACAAGTTTACGATGGGCGCATGACCGACAACATCCAAATAGAGAAGTATGATGAAGCCTACATCAAGATAACGGCAGAGCCGGGTCTTATGATGGAGATGGCTGACTTCTTTACATTCGACGTTCCTGGTGCAAAGTTCATGCCCGCATATCGTAATAAGGTATGGGATGGCAAAGTGCGTTTGTTGAATGTCATGACTGGCTTGTTGTATACTGGTCTATTGAGATACGTTGAAGACTTCTGCTCCAAGCGTAACTACGAGATAGAATATCTAACTGACTTCGGGGCTGAGGACTTCTCAGTTAAAGAAGCTAACGAGTTCATCGAGAAACTAAATCCTAAGCTTGCTCCTCGTGACTATCAGATAGATGCATTTATGCATGCCGTAAGAGAGCGTAGAGCATTACTTCTATCACCAACTGCTTCTGGTAAATCTTTCATCATCTATCTATTGACGAGGTACTATGCGAAACGCACTCTCATTATTGTACCAACTATTTCTCTTGTTAGTCAGCTTGCCAGTGATTTTGCTGATTATGGTTTTGATTCCGATAAGTTTGTTCACCGTGTGTTCGCTGGACAAGATAAGGGAACAACAAAACCAATCACCATTACCACTTGGCAAAGCATATATAAACTACCTAAAGAGTTCTATAGTTCGTTTGATGTTGTCATCGGAGACGAGGCTCATCTCTTCAAAGCAAAATCTCTTACTTCTATACTTACTAAACTATCCGGATGTAGATACCGTTTTGGATTTACCGGAACATTGGATGGTACCCAAACCCACAAGCTCGTTCTTGAAGGGCTATTCGGACCAGTCAGAAAAGTAACTACTACCGCAGAGCTTATCGATAAGAAGCATCTTGCTGATTTCAAGATTAAAGCCATTATACTACAGTATCCTGATCATGTAAAACAAATGATAGCACGTGCTAAGGACTATCAGGCTGAGATGGACTATCTCGTTAAGTGTGAAGCACGTAATAAGTTTATTCGTAATCTTGCACTGTCTCTTGAAGGTAATACTCTTCTCTTGTTTCAGTTCGTAGAGAAGCATGGTAAGGAACTATACGAGAAGATCAAGGCTGAAGCCGTAGATCGCAAGGTGTTCTTCGTTGCTGGTTCAGTTGATGGAGAAGAAAGAGAACAAATAAGAAGGATAGTTGAAGATGAACCTAACTCTATTATTGTCGCTAGTTACGGTACTTTTTCTACCGGCATCAATATTAAGAACTTGCATAGTGTTATTTTTGCTAGCCCAAGTAAGTCTCGCGTACGGAATCTTCAGTCAATTGGCAGGGGGTTACGTAAGTCTGATACTAAGACTGCTGCTACCCTATACGACATAGCTGATGACATGACATGGAAGAATGACAAGAACTATACTCTGCTCCATTTCATGGAGCGTATTAAGATATACAATGAGGAGAAGTTCAAGTATAAGTTTTACAAGGTGTCATTGGATGACAAACTGTGTTAGAATACTATTCATGTTTTGTTTTGATAGACCTATTATACCACTATACCTAAACAATGTAAACAGGAAAATATCATGACTGGTGAAAAAAAGAAGAAGACCAATTATATCAATAACAAGACGCTCTATGGGGCTATGATCCACTATCGCAATGAGCTAAAAGAAGCTGTTGCAGATAGCCAGCCTAAGCCAATTGTTCCTAAGTATATTGGTGAATCGATTCTATTGATTTGTAATAACCTTGCAAAGAAGCCAAACTTCTCAGGTTATACCTACAAGCAAGACATGATATCAGACGGCATCATTGACTGCGTATCGGCCGTAGAAAAGTTCGACCCAGACAAGACAAACAACCCATTTGCGTACTTCACTCAGATTGCATGGAACGCATTCTTGAGACGTATTCAAAAGGAAAAGAAGCAGACGTATATCAAGCACAAGAACTTTGAGAACTCTTTCATCTTCTCAGAGATACTTGAAGATGCAAACCACGCTATGCAGTTGAAAGCTAATGAATACTCCTCAGACATCGTACGTAATTTTGAAGATAGGTTAACAAAACCTAAAAAGTATGATACAATAAAGGGAGTAGAAAAGTTTGCGGAGAATACCAATGAAGAATGAGCACTTAGTTCCTGTGAATGTGCAAGACATCGTAAGCCGCCTGAAGGAAAAGAACCTATCATATAATGAGCGCATGGTTCTTATACAAAGACTTGAGGCCATCCGAGACTATATTCATAACGCTATAGTTAAAATCGGCCTTCGATGAAAATAGCTCTTCTTACTGATACTCATGCTGGAGTCAGAAATGACTCTGCGGCATTCCATGACTATTCGAAGAGGTTCTACGATGACGTGTTTTTTAAATACCTCGATACAAACGGCATTCGAAATGTGGTTCACTGTGGGGATATTGTTGACCGCCGCAAGTATATTAATATTGTTACTGCTCATCGTCTCAGATCGGACCTGATAGAGCCAGCACTCAGCCGTGGTATTGTATGGCACCAGATCCTGGGCAATCACGATGTCGTACATAAAAATACTAATAAAATTAGCTCCTTTATAGAATTATTCAATAACCACGATGTAAATATATACGAGCAGGCAGAGACCGTAGAGTTCGATGGTTTTCCTATTCTACTAATGCCTTGGATAAATGATGAGAATCGTGAACATGCTCTTAAAACTATAAAGGAGACTAATGCCCAGATCTGCTTCGGACACCTTGAGTTACAGGGTTTCGAGATGTACAAGGGATCTATTGTATCACATGGGGAAGACGCTTCAGTTTTTTCTAGATTTGAGCTTGTTGCTAGCGGTCACTATCATCATCGTTCTTCACGTGGTAATATACACTATTTGGGATCTCATGCTGAGTTTACTTGGAGCGATTATAATGATCCTCGAGGCTTTCATGTCTTTGATACGGAGACAAGACAGCTAACATTCATTGAAAACCCTTATAAGATGTTTGTAAAATTCTGGTACAATGACGGCGATCCTAATTTCACGGATACGCCGATCGACTATTCACAATTTGCTGGCAAGATAATCAAGATCATCATTACCGAGAAGAATAATCCATATTGGTTCGAGCAGTTCATCGACAAGATCGAGAAGCAGAACCCTGTGGATATTCAGATCGTTGAGGACCACTTAAACCTCAACCTCGAAGATGATAATGATATAGTTGATGAAGCCGAAAGTACTATTGATATATTCAAGAAATACATTCACAATACTGAAGCTAAAGGTATTGATAAGGTAAAGCTTGAAAAGAAGATCGTTGACCTATACCATGAGGCATTGACTATTGAATGATATACTTTAAGAAGTTAAGATGGAAGAACTTTCTCTCAACGGGGAACGTTTTCACTGAGATAGACCTGTGCGGTAAGGATACTACACTTATTGTAGGAACCAATGGTGCCGGCAAGTCAACTATTCTCGACGCGCTTACGTTTGCTCTATTCAGCAAGCCGTTTCGCAAGATCAACAAGCCACAACTAGTCAACTCTATAACGCAAAAGAACTGCGAAGTAGAGTTAGACTTCTCTATTGGCACCAACCAATATAAGATCATACGAGGTATCAAGCCGAACAAGTTCGAAGTGTATCAGAACGGAGACTTGTTAAACCAGTCTGCCGAGATGAAAGACTACCAGGAACTTCTTGAGAAGCAGATTATTAAGATCAATCATAAGTCGTTTGCACAAGTGGTCGTACTTGGTTCCGCTACATTCCAGCCATTCATGCAGCTTGCTGCTGGTGCACGAAGAGAAATCATTGAGGACTTATTAGACCTTCAGATATTCACTACAATGAATAATATCTTGAAGGACAAGGTGATGCTCAACAATGATAAGCTCATTGATGCATCTCATGAAAAGAAGCTGATACAGTCTAAGATAGATATGAGCTCTGAGCATCTAAAGAAGATACAACAAAGCAGTGACAAGATGATAGCCGAGAAGAAGGAGCTCATCAAAGAGACCGAAGACCATATTGCTGAACTGCAAGAGAAGTATACGTTCTTCGTTGACCAGATTAATGCAATAGAACTATTGGCAGAAGACAAGGATTCTATTAAGAAACGTTCTAACAAGTTGGTAGGTATCTTCCATCAAGTCGATGCAAAGATAAACCTATTAAATGAGAACAACCACTTCTTTGATGAGAACGAAGAGTGCCCTACTTGCAAACAAGGTATCTCTGAAGACCACAAGCACCATGTAAAGGCACAGAACGAAGAGAAGTTAAACACTCTGCGTGAAGGCCTGACCAGTATCAAAGAAGAACAGAAAGCCACTGAAGATAAGCTCAACGAGTTGATGAAGAAAGTTGAGGAGCAGAACCGTATCAAGCTTAAGGCTGTGGAGATAGGTACAAACTTAGAGTCATTAAAGACCTATCTGAAGCAGCTTAATAAAGACGTTGAGAATATCGGTTCAGATGTAGAAGATGATGATACTACAAAGACTCTGGCTTATTATGATGAAGAGCTTAAGAAGCTTGAGACTGTCTATAACGAGCTTTCAGAAGACAAAAATGTTCTTGGTGCTGCTAGTGTTCTGTTGAAAGATACAGGTATCAAGTCACGTATCATCAAGCAATATATTCCAGTTATTAACAAGCTCATCAATAAATATCTCTCAGCAATGGACTTCTTCGTATCATTCGAACTCGACGAGAGCTTTAATGAGACCATCAAGTCAAGATATCGTGATGACTTCACTTATGCATCCTTCTCTGAAGGAGAGAAACAAAAGATAGACTTGGCCCTACTGTTTACGTGGAGAGCGGTCGCTAAGCTTCGTAACTCTATCAGCACTAACCTGCTTATTATGGACGAAGTGTTCGACTCTTCACTTGACCAGAATGCCACAGACTATCTAATGAACATCATTCGTGATATAGCCAAAGACAGTAATATCTTTATCATATCTCATAAGGAGCATATGAATGAGAAGTTTACTAACGTCATCAAGTTTATCAAGCACAAGAACTTCAGCCAAATACAAGAGTAAGACATGGAACTAAATGATACGTATCTAACCAAGAGTTGTCAAGAGTTTGACTTCTCTAACCCTCCATTTGACCCTATAGAGTTTGCACAAGAACTTGTGAAGACTATGTACGAGAAGAATGGAATGGGCCTTGCAGCTAATCAAGTTGGATATCCATTCAGGATATTTGCAATGAGAGGACACCCTGAGAACTTCGTATGTTTTAATCCTAAAGTTGTACTTGCGAGTGAAAGTGTGGTATTATTAGAAGAAGGTTGTCTCTCGTATCCTGGTCTTATTACCAAGATCAAGAGACCGCAACACTGCAAGGTTCGATTTACTACTCCTAATGGTGATACTATTACTAGACAGTTTACGGGCATGACAGCTCGTATCTTCCAGCACGAGTATGACCACTTGGATGGTATTCGTTTTTACGACAAGGCAAACAGGTTCCATAGAGAGCAAGCTATGAGAAAGTGGAAGACGGAACCGAGTACTATAAAGGTAACGGGATGAAGTATTTTTCATTTAATCATCTACAATTAATGTACGAGCAGTTTACAGGCATCATAGAACTTGTTATAATAGTAGGTGCGTTGTACTATCTTGTGCATCTCTTTCTAAAGTATGACAACTAATGAATATATTCTATCTCAGTGAAAATCCAGTTCAAGCAGCCGAGTGGATGGTTGACAAGCATGTAGTCAAGATGATACTTGAGTCTGCGCAGCTCTTGTCAACTGCTCATCGTCTATTGGATGGACAAGAAATACAACTTGAGATAAACTTCCTTGATGATGACGATAAAGTTATCAAGACACGTAAGAAGAAAGTATGGAGATTATATGATGGTCGCGAAGGCGTTGTATACTCAGCTACGCACATCAATCACCCATCTGCTGTATGGGCTCGCAGTAGCGTCGAGAATTATAATTGGTTGGTAGATCACTTCTTTGCTCTCATGCAGGAGTACACATATCGATATGAGAAGACACATAAGTGTTATGGAGAGATTAGTGCTACATTAGCTACTCCTCCTAAGAACTTACAAGAATATGATATGACTACGATGCCGTCAGCTATGGCACCAGAGTATATTATATCAGATGATCCGATTGTTAACTATCGTAATTACTATAAGCTTGGCAAGACACACTTGCATAATTGGAAAAAACGCGAAAGACCGGAGTGGATGAATGTCTAAAGATTGGGTACAAGATATTTTTGATATGCATAAGCACTACAAGGTGCACCCTGTTGTAGGTGGCATGGATGGAGAAAAGATAAAGAAGTTTCTTGAATTCCGTATTAGGTTTCTTCAAGAAGAATTAGATGAACTTAAACTTGCCGCTGCGCATGATGATGCCGAAGAGATCGTAGATGCTCTTATCGATCTATGCGTAGTGTCTATTGGTACTCTCGACTGCTTTGCTGTAAACAGTCATCTTGCTTGGGACGAAGTTCTTAAAGCTAATATGAATAAGACTCCTGGAATTAAGGCAGAGAGACCTAATCCTCTTGGTCTTCCTGATCTTATTAAGCCCGAGGGTTGGGTTGGACCATCACACGAAGGCAATCATGGTTATCTTTACAGGATGAAAAACAAATGATATACAGCAATTACGACCAAGGCGGATTTGGAGAATATCTAGTAACATTATACCACAGAATGACTGGTCATACTGTGATCATCAGCAAAGACAAGTATGATCAACAAAAAGATATGACAATAGATGGAGTTAGCGTAGAAGTTAAGACACTAGTTCCTACTCTGCTAATTAAGCCAATAGCGTTCCCTGTTGGTGTTAATCAATCTAGGAAGCTTGATAGTGTTGGTCGTTTATTATTCGTGCGGGTTCCTACTGCTGAAGAAGATTATGTGAACATATATGAAAATTTAGATAGATCTGATTACTATACTCATACATGGGCAAATGGTACAAAAAGCCGTTGCTATATATGTACAAATCAGCAAATTATTGCTACAATTAAAGATCCAGAGGCTGCTAGATACTTGCATAGTCTTTCTGCCTCTAAATATAAAGGGTTAAAAGTAGCATGACACAACAACGCGAATCTATTAAAGTTCTGCAAGAATGCATTGACTTGCAGGTCAAGAAATCCAATGACTATCAAAACCCAACATCGACCATAAAGCAGGCCCACTATTATACTCGTGGCGCAGCATCTATCTTTGACATCATGCATACTAAGATGCTTCGAATTCGTTCGGTTATGGAAGCCATGGAGAATGATCCAAACTATAATGCGAACTTTGAATCTATCGAAGACTCTGCCAAAGACTTGATTAACTATTCATCATTTCTTGTATCATTTATGCGTGGCAAGATTGATGGTCAAGACCTGTCTCTTGATTTCTTAGGTAGACCAAAATTAAATAAGTTTGAAGATACAGTACAGACATATCTATTTGAAAATGGAGATGAGTATGTTGAACCTGAAGGTTGCTGATATCCGTGAAGAGTTTAAACACAAGCTTGCCATCGGAGAGTTTGTAACCGACAAGACTGGTTGTAAGACACTCGAGATTATTGGCGCAAACTTTATTGCGGATGAAGAGAGCATCTTTGGTGAAGTCAATAAAGAATATGTACAACGAGAGATTGATTGGTATATAACACAGTCACTTAGTATTATGGACATGAAAGAGCCCGTTCCAAAGATCTGGAAAGATATCTCTAACGATAAGACTTTTATCAACTCGAATTATGGTTGGTGTATCTGGCACGACGATAACTATAAACAGTACAACAACGTTATTGAAGAGCTTCGCAAGAACCCAGACAGCCGTCGCGGTATTATGATCTATAATCGACCGGGCATGTGGTTGGATTGGAACCATGATGGTATGAACGACTTTATGTGTACTAATGCTGTTCAGTATCTCGTAAGAGACAATAAAGTCACGGCCGTTGTGCAAATGAGATCTAATGATGTAGTATTTGGTTATAAGAACGACTGGGCGTGGCAAGCATTAGTATTGGATATGGTAGCAAGGGATCTACACAAAGAGCGTGGCAATATTATCTGGAATGTAGGATCATTGCATGTCTATGAGAGACATTTTGATCTGGTGAAATAATGATTGACACTAATCAATATTACGATGAGTTTATACGCTACTTCGATCTAGCCAAGGATCAGCAGGTCAAGTGTAACCTTGGCACAACCGCATATCTCGAGAGTGATATGGGCGATGACTTGATGGAGCATGTAGAACTATATGATGTCGTAGAACGTAAGTTTGCCGGCTTCTCTCAGATAGTTAACGATTGTTTTTATGGGTGGACCGAAGAGCATCCTTATTGGCATAAGATGTCTAAAGGTATTCATACTCGTCAGCGAGAGATGGTTGCCAAAGAATGGACAGGTAAACACTCAGACTTTAAGTTACCTGAATGGCTATATGTCTTCATTCTGCATCGCGTTACTGGTTCTGGCATCAACTATGCCACTAAGCCATCAGGTTATCACAACACTATTCTCTTTAACTTGTATCAATCTAAGAATATCGAGGAGATGGTTAAGCTATTAAACCATTATCCTAACTCTTTCTACACTTCAGTAGGTTATCAGTTTCCATCTTTTCCTAAAGTAAAAGCACCTTATAAGAGAGCGGGCGACTACTATCTATCTGAGTTCGCACCGCGTCTTGCGAGAGACCTTGCTGAGTGGTTAGAGAGCGGACCTAAGAGAGCACTCAGAGAGATAGGCGAGTTCATGCTCGACTGGAATACTAAGAACGGTCTTAAGCGTTATCAGTTTCAGTATGCTGCAGTAGTTGCAGATATAGCTGACTGGTATCCACAATATGTCATTAAAGACAGCATGTTCTACTATGGCTCGAATGCAGTAGAGTGCATATCGTATCTTGCTAAGCCAACCAAGAAGATGAAGACGGAAGAGTTCCTAGATAAAGTTATGGAGAAGATATATGAAGACACGGGTTCTTACCCGTATAATGCTGAGGACGTTGCTTGTGACTATATCCGTTGGATCGAGAACTATGTTAGACCCGGCGCCGACTACAATCACCTCTGCAGAGACACTATCTTTTCTTCTTGCAAAATCAAAGACCATCCGTATGGTAGGCAAAAGGCGATGCTTGACCTTGGCTTAATAGATACATTTAATAAGCTTACAGTGCATCCTTCAGATGACTATGTGCTTCGTAATGCCGGCGTTTCTGTTGAAGATTATAAAAAGAAAGTATTAGCATATCATGCATAATGAACATGTTATTGACGGCATCAATAAAGATGCAGCCATGTGGCCAGGTTGCACATATGAAGATGCTAAATCATATTACTTAGATATGGCTTCTGGTTGGAAGCCTTATAACCCCGATCCGGTCGTCATCGAGCATGAAGGTATCCGCGTAGTTCGTGACGACCTGATCGTGGGAACTAAGACACGTGGCGGTGACTTATTAGCATCGCGCATGAACTATGACACTATAGTTTATTCGCAGCCTCGTGTAGGTCTTGCCGGTGTATCTCTATTAGATGTTGCACAGCATCATAATAAAAAAGTTGTGTTGTTCATGCCATCTTCTAAAGAGATATCTCATCACCAAGCTTGTTGCATTGAGAGAGGCGCAACTCCTATATTTCGTCGTATAGCTGCGATGCCAAACCTGAATAAATATGCCAAAGAGTGGGCAGACGAGAACAATGCTGCATTCATTCCACTCGGTCTTAAGCATGAACTAGTGACAGCAGGTATTGTACACGCCGCCTCTACTATTGACCCACCAGATGAAGTATATGTCGCCATCTCTACGGGCGTATTATCACGAGCTATGCAGATAGCATGGCCAAACGCAAAGTTTCATTCTGTTGCCGTCGCCCGTAACTTAAAAGAAGGAGAGCTTGGTAGAGCTGAAGTTATATCAGAACCTCTGCCATTCCAGACTCCTGAACGGCCGGAAAATACTCCGCCGTTTCCTACTATTGCAACATATGATGCAAAAGTATGGAAATACATTCCTAAGAATACTGGTAAGAATATCTTATTCTGGAATGTCGGTGGAGAACCAGTATTAAAAGACCGTAGTGTTATAACAAATACAGATAGCTACAGAGAGTGGAATAGCAAATGAAATCATTAGTGGCATCCCCGCTAAATATTATATCAAAGCACATGCACTCGCATCGTGCTGCTCAAGGCGTTATCTATGCAGACCAGTTAAAAAAGGCTGGCAAAGATGTAACTATCAATATGTCTGGTGACTTCTATAATGAAGACTTTAATGAGTTCGACGAACTATACATATATCATGGTAATGACTGGTCAGGTTCTATAAATCTATTTGGCGGCCTTGAAGCAGATGGTAGTGGATATAACTTCGCTAACTTTTCTCAGTTCAAAGGTAAGGTCTATTCTCTTATAATAGATTGCCCTGACTATTATACAATGTTGCATGAAAGGATTAAGAGAACTGATCCTGATAGAGTTCATGCTGACTGGAACATGGTAAACTGGAAAAACCTAAAGCGTATGCAAGATACAGCTGAGGTCATAGACCCTAACTTAGTAAAGATATATGATAATGCAGCGATGGGTGATAGTCACGCAATATGCATGTATCGCCCAGGATGGATGAACAAGTCTGTACCGTTTAAGACACTACACGGTGCTCTAAAAGCTGGCTTAAATACTTTCTTGCCAGCTGACCACAAGTTTAAAAAGTTAGAGTTCTATTTTGGTAACATTGATGTTCGCCATCATCTGTTGCGTCAACCAGACCCTGAGCAAGCAGTTATCAAACTTGTGGATGAGTACTTTAAGCAAGCGTCTGAGTTCGATGCTGAAGTAACATTGTATGAGTTATTGCCCATAGAACACGAGAGCCGCCAGTTGCCAAAAACTGGATGGTATAAAGGTACTCCGTTCTTTGGTTCATGGAAAGAGCGTGACAACATTCGTAAGTTCTTTAGAGATGAGTGTCGTAAGAGAGCCGGTAAAGTAAAGTTCTTTGAGTGGGTCACTCCATTAATGAATAGTGATGAAGGTCTTGACTTTGAGTTTATGGAAAAGCCTAAGTCAGTTCATCTTAGTAGAGCCTTTTATCCGCATTGGTCAGGCGAAGAGTGGAATAGAAAAGGTTCTACACTAGATGCATTCTTTTAAGTTTACAAATGTTTGAAATGTGTTATAATAGAACAGTAAGAGGTGAAAATGTACGATACGATGGCAAATGGAGGCGGAACTATTCAGGCGCCAACTCTCAATAAAGATAATACAAGCTATACGGCATTTACTGTTAAATTTCCTGTTACTTCGACGGGTAGCCTGCCACTCGCGTATAAATACAACGAAGGTCAGATCATTGTTGACTTCCAAGAATATATAGACAGAACATATCGCGAGCACTACAAGACTGATGATCAGACTATTGAGTGCTTCGATGCTTGGATCGCCCTAGGCGACTCTATGCCAACATTCCGAAATACTGCGCTCAAGTACTTGTGGCGCTATGGCAAGAAGAAGGGTTCTAATAAAGACGACCTCATGAAGGTTCTTCATTATACTCTAATGATGTTACACGTGGATCATTATAAGAAAGGTGAATAAAGAATGTCAGAATTTAAGATTGAATTTCCTATTGAGAAGCTTCGAGAGCGCGGTCTTTTCGTAGCGACTCCCATGTACGGTGGCCAATGCGCCGGCATGTTTGCTAAGTCATCAGCCGACCTATCAGCTCTGTGTACTAAGTACGGCATCCCTCTCCAGTTCTATTACTTGTTTAATGAGTCACTGATTACTCGTGCACGTAACTATTGCTGCGACGAGTTCATGCGTTCGGATATGAAGCATCTCATGTTCATCGACTCCGACATCGGCTTCAATCCGCACGACATCATCGCAATGATGGCTCTGCAGGCTCAAGAAGAAGACAAGTACGATATCATCGGCGGCCCATATCCTAAGAAGTGTATCTCTTGGGAGAAGATTAAGCACGCTGTCGACAAGGGCGTTGCTGATGAAGATCCATCAGTGCTTGATCGCTACGTAGGCGATTACGTCTTCAATCCTAAGGGCGGTGCGCAGTCTATCCCACTGAACCAGCCAGTTGAAGTTCTTGAGATTGGCACGGGCTTCATGATGGTTACGAAGAAAGCAATGCAGAAGTTTGCAGATTCGTTCCCACAATATATGTACAAGCCAGATCACGTTCGTACCGAAGCGTTCGACGGTAGCAGAGAGATCATGATGTTCTTCCAAGCTGAAGTCGATCCTAAGTCAAAGCGCTATCTGTCTGAAGACTATTGGTTCTGCCAACGCGCTCAAGATATCGATCTTAAGACGTGGTTCTGCCCATGGATGCGTCTGCAGCATGTCGGCACGTACATCTTCGGTGGCTCGCTTGCTGATCTTGCTTCAGTTGGTGCAAGCGCTACGGCTGATCCTGGTCAGTTGAAGAAGAAATCAATGATGAAGTCTAAAAATAAGTGATAGGAGAAACTAGATTATGAAAATTGATACAGATACTGTCAATGTGTTGAAGAACTTCTCTAAGATCAATCCGTCGATCGTGGTACAAGAGGGTAATACTCTCAAGACTATCTCGCCGACAAAGACTATTATGGCGAAAGCGAAGGTAAAGACTGACTTCGGCCAACGCTTCGCCATTTATAATCTCGATCGATTTATCTCTATCGTTAGTACGTTTACTGATCCGGACTTTAAGTTTGGTGATAAGTCAGTTAACATCTACGATCGAAATAAGAAGATCAATTACACGTACGCCGATGAAAGTACGGTTCTCAAGGCGCCTGAAAAAGATATTAATCTTCCAAGCGTCGACGTCGTATTCACCTTGACGAATGAGAACCTCCGCGATGTTGAGAAGGCTGCTGGCATTCTCGGTCTTCCTGAGATCGCGGTCGTTGGCGACGGAGAGAATCTGATGCTTCAAGCAACAGATTCGAAGAACCCAAATGGTGATGTGTTCTCTATTACTGTTGGCGAAACAGATAAAGTGTTTCGTGCAATCTTTAAGACAGAGAATATCAAAATCATTCCTGGTTCTTATGAAGTTAGTATCTCGTCAAAGGGTATCTCGCACTTCTCTGGCGACGACGTTGAGTATTATATTGCTGTTGAGTCTTCCTCAACATTCTGACTTGAGGGGGCATAGTTCCCCTCATCTTTTTTATTATGCGAGAGGTGATTATGAACGAAGACTTTTTGTGGGTCGAGAAGTATCGACCTAAGACTATTGATGACACTGTACTGCCATGTGATCTTAAGGCAGTATTCCAACAGTTTGTCGACCAAAAAAATATTCCAAACTTAATCTTATCTGGTTCAGCGGGTGTCGGCAAGACGACTGTAGCCCGTGCTATGCTCGAGCAATTGAGCTGCGACTACATCGTCATTAATGGATCTATGAATGGCAACATTGACACACTC